GTCGACTTTAGTCAAGAAGTAATCCTTAACTCGATAGTAGCGATTTCAGCCTGAAGAAGGCTTGACCGTTACTTACGTAGGAGACTTCTTGCCAGCTACCACGATCGTCCACGTAATCATTAGTAATACGACACGCGTTGAGGTACATGAAGTACTTCCCCGTGTGCTTACGCATCCTAATGAGACGTGTCGCGTTTGAAGCGGTTTTAGGCTTATATACGAAGCCAGTGACGAGGTAAAAGTCACTAGGGTCGTAACAAAGTTCCTTTAACCGACTCTTAGCGATATCGTTATTCCAACAACCCATATTTGGTTTATTAGACCAAAAAGTGGTTGAAAGTTTAACAGACGAATCGTAGCCTTGTCCACCGGTTTCGTCAAAGACGAAAGCTGGTCCATGCAAGGCACGTGGAACGGTACGGAGCAACAATTTGCTGAGTTTATCAAAGGTAGGGTATCTCTTGAGGGCGAAAGCCTTATTAGAGATAACAACACAATCATGAATGGTATTAGGATATTCGAAGTCATAAGACTCGATATAACCAAAATCATCATGATAGTTTCCACCACAACTTTCTCTGAAAGGGGAATTGATGAACGATTTATCATCGTTCACCACAAACCCTACTGCTTCGAGATCCTTAATTAGGGATTCAGCGAAACAGTTTCTGGTGATTATATCATCACCAAATACAGAGAAAGACTCATCAAATTGAAGACCGAGAGCTCTGATGATAACGGTCATCAACTCGAACGTAAAACCATTTCCCATAGAGGAAACCTTTTTGGTCACATAGTAGTGGCCATCAAGACCCTCGGTATAGTAAGTCCGACTTTGACAAATTAAGTCGGAAACTTTCTTTGGGAAAAGGAAACGAACAAGGTTGATGTGAATGCTATCACTAGCATTCTTCAGATCAATCGTGGCTAAGCCACGATTTTTGATCAACTTGCGATGTTCAATCGCGAGATGATCAAGATCCACTCCGTGACATGTCAATAACATGTTACGAAGACCGTTACCAATACGTCTCTGGACAAGCATGTTGCACAACGGTTGTAAGTCAATCGGCCTATCTTTCTCATTATTCTTGCGAACTGATGAGAAACGAGAGGCGTCTCTAACATAAGTCACATGCGAAAGCATACGCGAGAAACATAAGAACTTGTAATTCTTATGTTCGCGAAAGCGTCGGTATGACTCTTGTGAAAGAGACTTATTGACTTACGTTCGTGCATCATGACGGCCGAAAAGCGCGCACGGGTAGCCCTTTTGATAGCTAGTGTCTCATAGGCAGCATTAGCCCAGAGATCCCAGCAGTCAGAAGTACATTCCCATCTCGACCTCATAAGCTTTGACTCTATCGAGTTAAAACCATGGGTAGGAGATGCCTCAGATCCGTTTGTGAAAACAACCGGAGCTAGAGCGAATTTCTCACACATTTTGTGTATGAGAAGGCGCGCTTTGTACCAGTTACCTGGTAAGAGACTGGGCAGCTTTAGTGACTCATCAAAACTCTTCCAATCAGAGAAACATTTCTGTTTCCTGGTTGACGCGTTTTGACTGTCAGGAAACTCCATTTTCTTGAGGAAACGCTTTTGAGCGAATTCTTCAGGAAACGACAAAGGTTCAGAGAACTTATAAGTCGTTAGGATTTTCTGAAAGGCACGGATTGTGCTTGAGTGAGTCACACTAGCTCCTTAAACCGGGATGGTGGGAGCCGTTACAGGGCGAAAGCCACTGAAAACGTCCTCATCAGCCCAGGCGCCGGTGCTAGCAAGGATGCCGAGTAGAGCTTTAACTCGGGCTTTAGACTGAGCGCTTGCGCTCACGCGCAAACGGATGGAAATGGCATCAACCACGTCCTTACCAGAAACGGTGACAGAATTGTCATCGTTAATGATAATCTCAGTTGCATGGTTCGCAGTAGACACACCGTTCAGAGTTTTATTCTGTTCGGTCTGCTTAAAGCGAA